ACTCGCTGGTGGCCCCGCCGGTGGAATAATCAAAGCTGGGGTCGCCGGTGGAGAACCAGCCTAAAAACGTGTAGCGGGAGTTATCACCAATATAAGATTTGCCGTACCGGCTGCTTAACACACCGGTCAGGTTGTTTTCCCAGTACCAGCGGATGCGCCCCGTGTCAATGTCCACACGAGTGCCAGCATCTTTGCCCATACGAATCCAGGCATTGTCCAGGTCATAAGTGGTTGTGCGCGCCTTATTGTGAATCTGCCCGGTCGTAATGTTTCCGCCGTTGATGATTGTCTTGTCCTGGTTCCATGTGCTGAGGTCGGAAAATGTTACCACGCCGGATAGGTTGATCTGTGCGCTGGTGATCTCTGTTCCGCCTGCCGTCAGCTTGATGGTGCTGCTGGTTCCGCTTGTGCTGGCCGTCAGCTTAATTTCGTTCACCGTCTGCTTGATCTCGGTTTTTGTTTCGGTGGTAGTCAGGTAATCGCCGCTGCTGGCCGTCCACGCGGTAGGCGCGTTGCCCATCTGCACCATGGGGTGCATGATGGTCAGATCGTTGGTAACGGTGGCGTTATCGTTGGCTGTGCTTACAAACAGGCCGTCCGCATAGCCGTCCGCGGTCGCCGTAAAGGCCGCCCAGCGCAACTTCCAGCCGTTGTCCAGCGCAATGTCCCGCTGGGCCTGCTTGAACGCGGAGCCGTAATAACTTTTTGCGCCGCTGCTGTTCTTGGTCTCAAACTGCAAAAACAGGCTGTCCGTGCCGGAGTTGAGCTTGTACAGTACCGATGCACAATAGGTCATGCCCTTGGCAATCACCAGCGTTTTGTCCGCGCCAAAGTGAAAGCGAGTGTTCTGCGCCTTGTTGCTCACGCGAACAGATTCACCCGTAATGGCGTAACTGCCTTTTTTGCTTGCGGCGTTGCCGCCTGCATCCATGGTCGCATTGTTCCAGTCGTCGGTGCCCGCAATAATATTGTTGCCGCCGGTGATCCGCTGCGTTACCGTCTGGGTAATGCTGTCGGCTTTCTGGTCAATCGCAGAAACGGATTCTTTAACGGTTTTGAATTCCTTCTTGGTGCTGTCAAGGTCATCCGAAATGGTTGTGGTGGTCTCTTTCAGGCTGCTGACTTTGGTGCTGATGCTATCCGCCTTTTGGCTGATGCTGGAGACATCCTCTTTCAGGCTGTTCACCGTTGCGGTGGTGGCGTAATCCTGCAATTTTCTGTCAACGGCATCATTGGCAGCGCTGGTAGCGGTATCCTTTACCGTCTCTGTTACAGATTCCGTCACGGACTTGGTAACTTCAGTCTTGATTTCCTCTGCGGTTTGGGAAAACAGGCTTTTTGCGCTTTCCTGCGTCAGGTAGTCGCCAGAGCTGGCATTCCAGGCGGTCGGCGCGTTGCCGTATTGCAGCATGGGGTGAAGCATCGAAAACTTGTTGGTGTAGTTGCCGCCAAGCCCCGCCCTTATGCTGCCGCAGCCAAGCTCGACCGTTTTCAGAATACCGGTGTTGCTGGGTGTCCAGGTGCCATACCGCAGCACCCAGCCGTCTGTCTGCTTAATTTCAAGCTGGTTTTCGGTTGTTATGCTGAAATAGTAAGAAGTTCCGTTGTTGGCGTCATACGTAAGGCTCAGGCACAACCCGTCGGTGCCGGAAATTGGTTTGTACATGACGGACAGGCATAGCGTGACGCCTTTTGTAATGCGAGCGCCCGCGGTGTTGAAAATAAAATACCGGTTGGTGTTCGCATTGGTAATTGTTGCACTGCCGTCATCGCCATACGCCACGCCGCTTGAATTGCCGTCATAGGTGGCATTGCGGAAGCTTTCACTGCCCAGGATCAGGTTGCCGCCGCCGGTGATTTTGGTGTCTTTTTTCACCTCAGAGGAGAGCCCGTCCACCGTTGCTTTCAGGTCGGTGTACTTGCCGGTCAGGTCGCTGGCCTTTACTTCCAGGCCGTCCACGCTGGTCTTGATCTCCAGCATCTTGCCGGTCAGGTTCTTGTAGCTCTGGCTGTTCACGGCACTGGAACTTTCCCGGCTGGCGCTGCCCACGCTTTCAAAGCTGGCTTTGCCGGAGGAGGTTGTGGCGCTCATCAGGTAGGTGTCGAACTCCCGCCCGCGCGCGTCCTTAACGTGCACGATCTGCCCGCAGGCAAGGCCGGAACCGCTGGGCACCGATACTTTGCAGGGGGTGTAAGTCACGTTTTTCAGCACGTTGTACAGGTTTTGGACAACGCTTTTCAGGTTGGCTTCGGTGCCGGTTGTCAGCAGCAGGTTGCCCTGCACTGCATAGGTGTTGGTGGCAGTGGTGCTGTCGGGGTAGATGACCCCCACGTCACTGTCCGACTGCCGGATCTGGACTTTCTCAATGGCCTTGACGGTGTAGTCCTCGTAGCTCAGGCTGTCAGCATAATAGGCGGTGCTGTTGCTGGCACCGTCCGGGGTGATTTTAGCAGTGCTGCGCTTGTCTGTGTAGGTCAAGAATTGCAGCTTGCCGTCTGCGTTCATGTGGGCGTAGCAGCCTGCCGCTTCCGCCGCCCAGGAGATGATCTGGCGGCAGGTTAAATCATCCGCATAGAACGCCTGCACGCTGTAGCTGCCATTGATGGGCAAACTGCTGCTGGCAAGCGCGACCCCCGCCCGCTGGCAGGCCAGCTGAACCAGCTGCCAGATAGTTTTGGGGAACCGCGCCTGATTGGCCCGCAGCCAGCTGGAGAAGTCCGCATCCAGCTTGGACATGGTGTCGTACGCCGTGACCTTGTAGCTGTTGCGCTTGGTGCGGGTGGGCTTTTCAGCATAGAAAACGCCCACCTTGGTGCGGTTCCCGGCATCATCCTGCCGGTAATAGGTCAGGGCGTCCCCGGCGGTAATTTGCAGGCTGCCGCCCGGGTCCGCCCAGATTTCGGCTTCGATGTAGTCCGAGAACGCAGAGCCGATGGTGAACTCCTGCCCGGCGTTCACCGCAGTGTGCAGGGTAAGGCTCTTCATCGCGCTGCCGGGGGAGCCGCCCTTTAACTCGGTGCCGCTGGAGAGAGTGAGGATTGGTTGATACAAATACACACCTCCTTTGGTTTTAGTTAGGAGGTAGGAGTGAGGAGTTGGAAGGTGTGCGCGTGCGCGCACGGGTTGAAAATTGGGCCGCAATCCCGTAGGAGCGCACAGTGTGCGCCCGTCGCCTTGTGGCAAATCCCATTGCGGAATATGTGGCAAAGTTTTGGAACGGTCAAGACCGTTCCCTACAGAACGAAACCTAAAGGCTGCATTAACTCCTACTTCCTACCTTCTAACTCTCAATCAGCATTCAATAATGTTAAATTTAAGGTTCTTCCACTGTTTCGTCTTGGCATTGTGCCAGGCGATGCCGTATTTGCTGCAGTAGCAGGTGGTGGTTTCGGTCTCGGTGGAAGAGCCGGCTTTGGGATGGGTGAACTGAAACGTTGCCTTGCCTGCAAACAGCCCAATGGTGTACTTGTACTCGTCATCCGTCAGGCAGCTGTAGGCGATGGGCCAGGTGGAAACCTTTTCCCGCACCACTTCGCGGTGCATGTACCCGGCTTCATCGCGCCCGGAATCGCTGGAATCCAGGTCGGAATAGCTCGGTTCGATGTCGCAGTCCGGTGCGTACAGGGATTTGCCATCGATCTGGAACAGATTGGTCAGGGTCACGTTACACACCTCCTGTGGCAGTCAGCTGTTTGCGCTGCCAGCGCTGTACGGCGCGGCCTACGTCCTCGTCGGTCAGCTCAATGCCGTACACGGCGGAGAGGATCTCCCGCAGCACGGAAACCACGGCTTCAAAGCCCGCCATCTGGCCCGCCTGCAGGTCCTCCATGACCTCGGCCACGGCCTGCTTGATGGTGTCCAGCGGGGCTTCTACGTTGGTGCCGTGGTTCTGGTCGCCCAGCACCGCCAAAAACTCCCGGTTCGCCGGGATGACCGCGCCTTGTGCCAGGTAGGGAATTTGCGGGGCGGTCAGGGTGCTGATATTAAACCCGACATGCCCGCCGCCGAATATGTCCGGCAGGTCGAACGACAACCCGTTCAGCGCGTTGATGACCGCATTGATGCCGGTCACAACGGCGGAGATCATCCGATTGATGAAGCCGATGATGCCATTGACGGCGGTCTTGATGGCGTTCGTCATCTTATCCCAGACGGTGTTGACCGTGTTGCCGATGGCCTGCCAGGCAGCATCCCAGTTGCCGCGGAACACGGCGCTTAAAAAGTCCGCCAGCCCGCGCAGCACAACAACGGCCAGATCGATGGCATCCGCAATAGCCCCAACGGCCACGCCAACAACGTCCGCAATGGCGTTGAATACCTCAGCAAACGCGGGGCCGAACGTGGCGATAATCCACTTGGCCACCGGGGCCAGCAGGTTGTTCCACAGGTTCAGCAGGCAGTTGGCAACGCTTGCCACCAGCAAAAGAATGTCGTCCCACAGGGGCTTGAGATGGGAGGACCAGAGGGTAGATAAAATCTGCATCAGGTTAGTAAGGATCGGCTGCAAAACGTTCTGCCACAGGGTGGTAAAAATGCCTTGCAGGTTTTCCAGCGCCAGGGCGGCACTCTGGGCAATGGGCTGGCCGTACTCGGCCCAGGTCAGCTGAACGCCGCCCAAAAGATCCTGCCAAACGGTCAGGGCAGCGGTTTTCATCTGCTGCCAGGCTGCATCCCACAGCGCGGCGGCGGGGGCAAGCACAGCCTGCAATGTAGCCCAGAAATTTTGCAGCTGCTGGTTTAATAGAGCCGGCAGACTTAACTGTGGCGGTTCGGCATCTGCGGCTTTGATTGTTGCAGCGCTGCTGCTTTTGCGGGTGGTGGAAGCCGCCGCAGCTCCGGCACTTTCGGCAAGAGAAGCCTGCAGCCGGTCCAGCTCATCAAATTCCGCAACGCTGCGTTTGGCGGCCTTGGCTGCTTTGGTGGTGCCACTGGCAAGTTTGGCCTGGGCTTTGGCGGCTTTGTTGGCGCTGACTGCTGCTGCGGCGGTCTGCTGCTCAAACTTTGCCACCGGCACGGCGGAGAACGCAGCGTTTACACTGCGGCTTATTTTTTTCAGGGCAGTGCGCAGGCCGTTCAGCGGCTGCTGCGCGGTGTGGGTAGTTGTTTGTGTAGACAGGGCAACCTGAAGGCTGCCTGCATAGGATTTTGGCAAAAGCATCTACCTCCTTATGGGGACTTAATTGGCCAACAGGCGCTGCAGCCGCTGGCG